CTACATCTACATTCTGCGCATTTACAGCCGTCGTGATCAGCTTCTACACAATGACATAGATGCCCGCATTTTTTACACGTTTTGTTCATAATTACTTTGGTAAAAATTTATTTATAATCTCATCCTTAATTTTTAGAACAAATTCTTTTATTCTAAGAGATAGTTCTTTTACCTTAATCCAAATTTTTTTCATTTTCATCCTTATTTTTTTTCCTCAATTTCATAGAAGAACTTATCAGTATCTTCTGTTTTCCATTTACCAGTGTCTTCTACATTCCATACACTAGTTTGCACTTTCCAATCAGGTATACTATCTTTCACAGTGAAAGAAGGTAAATCCCATATACATCTATTGTTAGGTTGTGCTGCAAAATTGCCATCATCGAGAGCAATTATGTGTGCGCACTTATGTTCGTGCGGAATCTCTGAATGATCAGAATCTAATATATTACCATCTGGGTGTGCCCAGTCAACTGTAAATAAATATTTACCGTGATGCCATTTCTTGTCTTTTCCTATATATTTACCTGAAGCTGCGCTTAAGAGGTTCCAATGAGTAACAGCAGGATAGTAACTAAAAGAATTCCATAACTCCAATTCGTCCAGTCTATACTTAGGAACGTCTTCTGCTTTAAACCCTTTTTGAATAAACGCACTAATTGGCAGTCTGTAAAAGATTGCACCGTTTTCCATAATTGCGTGCCATAAAATAGCCCGGCTTCCCATAGAGCTAATACCAAAGATAATACAGTCTTCAACTTCTCCGTGATGTTTTTTAAGATCATATAGATACTCCTTTTTTATTTGAGCATAGATTGGAGGTATATTAGCATTTAAGTAACTCATACATCATTTAATATTACCCCAATTAGGTCCAGATTCATAGTCAACCTTATTTGGAACCTGTAATTGTACAGCTTCTTCCATAATTTTGATGATTTGCTCTGCTTTTTCTGGAGATTCTACAGAGATATCTACTTCATCGTGTATCTGGATGTGAGGTAATATATTATTTTCATAAAGCGCAATCATAGATTTTTTTGTCATATCTGCTGCACTTCCTTGTATTAATTTATTTAATGCTTTGTAAGTAAATGCTCTCTTTAATGGTTCATCATATTCTTTTCTTGCAAGTTCTAAAGGTAAAGGTTTAAAGACTCCAAATTGTACAGGTTGCCATAACTCAAAATGACACGCTCTACCTAAAAGTGTTCTAATCTTTCCTCTGTCATTTGCTTTACGTGATACATTATCCATTAGTTGTTTTACGAAAGGTGCTCTTGCGTGATATTGTTTAATTAATTTTTCAGCTGACTCTTTCATTAATCCTAGTTCAGCCATCAATTTATTTTTACCCATTCCATACATAAGGCCTAAATTAATCGTCTTAGCTTGCTTCCTTTTTATGCCTGCCATATCGGCCACGACTTGATGGAAATCAGCGTCTCCGGCCTTGTATGCGTCTGCAATTTCGTGTACTCCAGGCAAATTCTGCAGTTTTGCGTAATGTACTAAAATTCTAGGTTCTTGTTGTGAGTAGTCAAATGACCCCCATTTACATTTTTCTTCGGGAATAAATATAGATCTAATCATTGGTCCTAGTTCTGGATGTCTTGCTGGAATCTGTTGTAGATTTGGATTACTCATTGAGAATCTTCCAGTAACTGTACCACCTTGATCCGATCTAATTTGATTTATATCTGCGTGTATTCTTCCTTTATGTGAATGTTTTGTAATTGAATCTATAAAAGTACTATGAGCTTTATTTAATTCTCTTGCTTCTGCAATAGCTCTTCCTAATTCGTGTGGATGATTCTGTAAAAAGTTTTTAGTAAAAGAAGGAGCTCCTGTTTTTTCTGTTCTATCATAAGGAAGTTTTAATTTATCAAAAGCTGTCGCAATAGATCTTGCTGCCATAATTTCTATGTTTATACCAGTAAGGTCTTTCATCTTTTTTAAAATTTTATTCTCTCTTTGAATTAAATCTTTTTTAATATTATCTGCTCTTTCTAAATCTACTCTTACTCCTTTAAATCTCATATCTACTAAACAAGGAAATAATTTTGTTTCTAATTTAAAGATATCCATTAATTCTTGGTCGTGTAATTCTCTATGAAGTCTTTGCCAAAGTTTTAAAGTAGCTTCTGCATCTCGCTCTGCATATTGTCCCACATACATAGCAGGTAATCTCCACATATCTTTTTTTGCATCAAGACCATAATCTTTAGCAGCTTCTATTAAAATTTTTTCATCCTTACCTAAACCAACATAATGTTTAGCAAGTGTGTCTAATCTGTAAGATAATCTATTTTCATCAATTAAAGATGCTGCAATCATCGTATCTGCAATTTTCCCTTTAATATCAAGGCCATAGGACCTTAACCAACATACGTCATACATTGCATTATGAAAAATAAAGGTAGTATCTTCTTGACTAAATAAATTCTTTAACCATTTAAGAATTAAAGCTTTATCCATATTACCACCTTGTTCGTGTTGAATAGGATAATAACCAGACCATCCTTCAACTGCTACGGCTACTCCTGCAATATGTCCTCTACCAATGACATTTCCAGAGCCTAATTCTTTTAGGTCTGGGTCATAAGTTTCTAAATCAACTGCAATTTCTTTTGCACCTTTTAAATTTTTTATTTCCTCTGGCATTACCCACTCAGTTTCTGGAGTGAATAAAGGCGTTTGAATCGTTCTCACTTATAATCCCTTTCAATTATCATCTCTATAAAATGGATTGCCTTTAATAAATCCTCTTTTCCATTTTTATATGGATGACGACATATATATTTTATAGCGCACCCCTCTGGAAAAAGCAACTTATTCTCTACAACAAATTTACTTGGCTGAATGGAAAATTTCTGATAATGTTTTCCACCGATTTGTTTATTCCAAACTTTACTCATAATATATAAGCTCGATCAAAATCTTTTGGATCTAATACGTGCAATTCACGCTTCGCGCGCGTCGCTCCGGTATAAAATAATCTATGTAATTCATCCGGGTCGTGACTAAACGTTTCCAACGCTGCGTTAGTTAGGTCCTGCATAAGTAAGACTTTATCGGCTTCTCCTCCTTTCGCTCCGTGTATTGTTGACATTATTATACGAGGATTTTTATTTATCTTTTCTCCATTCGCCCTCATATTACGAATGTAATTTTCTGTAATGGTATCTAAACCTTCAAAGGCTTCGTACCAAACTTTTTCTATAGTTAAACCGTGTGTCTCTTGACATTGTTTTAAAGTATATTTCTCTTCAGATTGTAGTGTTTTACCTTTTTTAAATCCCGGCAATACATTTGATCCTAAATATTCATAAATGTTTCTTATTTCTAAATGATTTAAATGAGCCCCTTTACGCCAAGCTTCCCAGTTATTTAAAGCTAATAATAATTTTAAAGGAACCGAATTGATTCCTCTATATTGATAATACCATCCTTGTATCTCACATAAATCTTTAGCATCATCTAAAAAATAATTGGCTGTCGATAAGATTAACCAATTCCCTTGAGACATATCTACCTGTGTAATGTCAGAGTATCTTTTTAATAATCCTACTTCACCTCTTGGTTTATATTCTTTATCAAATCTATTCTGTACTTTTCTAATTATCTTTTGTGATAACTCGTGAATAGGTCCACCAGGTATTCTATAAGATTGATCTAAAGTTTTAATATTATCTACTTCTTCTTTTAAAGCGATGAAGTGATCTACATCAGCACCAGCCCATTTAAATATAGCTTGGTCATCATCACCAGCAATATATGTTTTATTAGCATTAGACCATAAAACTCTAACCATTTCCCATTGAATTTTAGATAAGTCTTGTGCTTCATCTATAAATAAAACTTCAAACTTAGGTTGAATGTCTTTTTCAATAAAATCTTCTAAGAGATCCGTAAAATCTTTTAATCCTTTTTCTTCTTTAAATTTTTTAAGTTCCTCAGCTAGTAAATATAAAGTACTTCTTTCAATATCTAATATGTTTTGCCTTGAATCATAATACTCCAATAGATCCATACGTTTAACTCGTGCTGTATTTATTATGGTTAAGTATTCATTATCTGAATTAAAGGTTCCATCATCGGTAGAAAATTTTGCTGTCTTAATAGGTATTCCACATTTTTCTCCGAACTCTCTGTAATCTTCTGGCTGCATCATTTTTTCTTTAACCATTCCTAGTTTATGAAATGCAAAAGAGTGTAAGGTTCTAAAGTTTTCTAAATCGGTTTCTTTATCTAAATTAAATTTATCCGCAGCTCTTGTTGCAGCTTCATTAGCTGCCTTTTTTGTAAAAGAAAAGTATCCAATTTGTTTAGGTCTTACACCATCTTTAATAAATTCATCAACTAAATTTAAAAGAGTTGTAGTTTTACCTGTTCCCGGTGGTCCTAATATTATTGTTTTCATTTGCTTCCTTAATTAATCTTTTTATATATTGTTCATGGCGTCTTGCTTTAACTTCCGGACGCTGATAATAAGCATGATCCCAGGCCCTACCTTTAGGACTCTTTCTCCATCTTAATCTAGCTTCTCGTTTACTTTTACAGTCTGCATATATAGCCATTAGAAATCCTCCGCTTGATATTGTGTTTTGGATACACTTGCTTCTATTTTTTTCATTGCTTTAATTTTAATTAATCTTGGTTGTTGGTTCTTCACTCTAACTCTTTCTTCTTCAACAAATATATCTTCTAATCTTTTTAATAAGTTTCCTGTCTTAACTTTATCCATATCCCAATGATTCCGTTTACAAAAATTATAAAAGTCTTCCATTCTAAAATAAGTAAATTCTCTTTTGTCATCTGTGTATGGAAGTTTATTAAATATATCATCCATTGTTCTTGCTGATTGTCTATTGGTTGTCCAATCTTG